GAAGTTAATATAGAAATCCATCATCTGAAGATAACGGTTAACTTGCTGATTTATCAGCGGTAGATACTTCTTAATGATTTTGGATTTTACTCCACCGTCTTTAAGCAAACTATATGAAAAATCGTAATAGTTGATTGTGTCTTTTTTAGAAGCGAGGTCGTCGTATGTAGTTTTTAGATTGTCTTTGAAGGATTCTAACTTTCCATGTTCAGTATTTCTGTTTGCAAGGTTCTCGGTAAGAACTTGAATTTCATGTTCAAGATTTCGGATTTGCTTTTGTAATCCGTTAATCTTAATATTGTTTTGAGAAATGCCATTCGTTAGTTTTGAAATCTCCTTCGATAGAGCGTTGAATTGACGCTCTCGCTCCTCTTCCTCTTTAATTGCCTCCTCTAGTTCTTTATAACCAGATTGCAACTCCTTTGCTTTATTTTGAGCGTCAGTAATTCTATTTATTCTAAAGGTCTCTTCAATTGACTGTGTACAAGTAGGGCAAACAGTATTCTCTGTAAAAAATTTGTGTTCTTTAGTAATGGTAGATACTTTTTGCGAGATCTTACCTTTCAAGTTTCCCAACTTACGAAGTTTATCTGCATATCCTATTAGATTATCCTGTTCTTTAATATATTCCCTAAGAGGTTCCTCTAGACAAGTATTTTCGTTTAAATGATGTTCGATTTCTTTATCCAAATCGGAAATTTTACGATTATTATTATCAATATCTTTCTTCCCCCTATTTTCAAGTTCTTCAATAAAACTCTGCTGCATCTTAACTTTATCAAGAAGGGATTCTTTCTTTAGGCCAAGAACTTTAATTTCTTCTTTTGACTGACGAATCTTCTCCTTGATTACCATATTCATCGAAGAAAAAATTTTAATATCAAGCAAATCTTCAATCACTTCTCTACGATGAGTAGTAGAAAGTTGCATAAAAGGAACAAAAGTACTTGAACCTAAAATTACGATTTGAGTAAAACTTTTATAATTCATTTTAATCACATTCTGCTCTATCCATTTTTGCTGATCCAATGCAGCAGCAGATTGATCTAGTACAGAACCATTTCTATAAACTTCAAATATAGACGGTTTAATTCCTCTTGCAATTTTCCATTCAATATTTCCAATAGAAAATTCAACCTCAACCCTACAATCCTTCTCATTTACCGAATTGATAAGTTGTGGTTTATTAATCTTCCTAAACCCACGTCCATACAAAGAAAAGCATAAAGCATCTAAAAGAGTGCTTTTCCCAGCGCCGTTATTGCCAACAATCAAATTGGTACTACTTTTAGTAAAATCAATTTCTGTATATTGATTTCCAGTAGAAAGAAAGTTTTTAAATCTTATTTTTTTAAATAAAATCATAATCAGTATCTGGTGGAATTACAATATCATCAGGTGTAATAATTGTATATTGATAACCATGCAAGTCGCAGGTTTTTATCATTACTTCATCTTCAATTTCAATTACATGCATTTCTGGATATCCATCTTCTTCTAACATCATAGCATATCGAGTCGCATCATCTTCTTCTTGAAAGAGATATAGAATATGTTCGCCTTCATCATCAACTACAGAATAAGCACCTTCAGTTTCTCTACCATTGATTGTTAGAATAAACATTTAAACTAGTTCGCAAGCTTCTTGATATATTTCTTGCATCATCTTTTGAATAATAGATTTATCAAGATTAATTTCTGCCTCCTCAATATATCTATTCAAGATAGAAATAGTATCCTCACTTTCAAATGCTTCAAAGTTTTGAGGTTCCTGAATATCAAAGTTTTCAATAATCTTGAGTTCTGCAATATTTGAAGCATAGAGTTTGTCAACAAACTTTTCAAACTTTTTGGTATCGGTTTTCTTTCGAACAACAATTTTTACAATTTTATTCTCATACTCGCGAGCATCAAAAGTTTGATGATTGGTATCTTCATAGTAAATATTATAGAACATTTTGTAAGGGTTATTTACATACTCATGAGTTATTGTTTCAGTGTCAAAAATCGAGAAACCACGAGTATCACCTACATCAGTCCAATAAATCTCATATGGATTTCCTAGATAGAAAACTGTTCCATCATTCGATCTAGTGTGATAGTGTCCCGAGTAGACCCTGGTGAACTTACCAAATAGTTTGCCCTCCAAACCATGCTCCATGACGATTTGTTTATTAACTCTAAATCCTTGGAGTTCAAAATGCCCCAGCGTACACTTGCAAGACGTATTTTCAATAAGTTTGAGAGTTTCTTTTTCATTTTCTTGATTAATCCAAGGACATAACAAAACATTTAACCCTGCTATTGTAGTTTCTGTTGGTTTTGAATAAACTTTTATATTTTCATATTCATTCAGAAGCAAATCTGATGCATTAACTTGGTTAGTATTTTTATAATAACAATCATGATTGCCCGCAATTAAATGAACTTCAATGTTTCTTTTCAAAAGTTCATTAAAAAATACTCGTTTGGACCAAGATAGAGCAGCAAAATCAATTCCCTTTCTACTATCAAAACAATCTCCCATGTGTATTACATGTTTGATTTTTCTCTTATCTAAAGTAGGAAAGAATACTTCTTTATAAAATCTCTCAAAGTAATCATGAAAGAGTTTAGAGTTTTTACGACATCCGAAATGAGTGTCGGTGATTATTGCTATTTCCATTTTTTTCGATTTTCCTGCCAAGGAAGCATTTGAAGATTTTCTATTCTACTACAATATTCTGCAGATATTTCTTTATCAAAACATTCCTTTACGGATTGAATATGATCTATTTGATATCCACCATTTACTCCTGCTACAGATCTTGGTAGATCATCTGGATTTATAATATCTTTATTTTCATTATATATTTGTTCTGTAAGATAATTAACTTTTCCTCTAAACTTTCTGAACTCGGATATATCATACCCTCTTTTTTCTTTACATGTTTGAGACATTTTTATTTTTGTCTCTTCACTTCTTGGTCCAATTTTCTTTCCCTTATTCCAAGGTTCTACACCAAACATTGGATTATTCTTTCCAATATTGTTTTCGCTCATTTTTTCTCTTGTTTCTTGAGAGTGTTTCTGTAAACCTTTTTTACCTTTATTCCAAGGTATTGTTTCTTTCTTACCAGACACTAATACCTCAACTTACTATGAACTCCGTCCTTAATAGAATTATAATCGGAATAATTGCCACCGTCAACTGAATTATCATCTGCAAACACTTCAGAGTACCCAGAACGCTCAAGGATTTTGTTTTTGATTTCCAATTGACGCTTCTCTCTTTGGATTCTGCGGAGGAAAGCGTAATGAATGATTTGAGTGAAGTATGCAAAAGGGTTTTGTGACTTCTCAGGATTGAAGTTATGAATATATTGAACACAATTTTCAATACCATCAGAAATCATATCTTCCTTAAACATGTAGTTTACGAAGTTTGGTTTAAACGATAAGTGATTAGCAATCTTCAGAAAACACTCTCCAATATAGCGTGGGATGGGAGGTTTTGGTTTGTTCTGCAATACCGCAATCTCTTTATCTTCACGGTATTTAATCAGTGCAGCAAGAAACTCTTTATTATTGACGTAATGCTCTGACCTTTTTCTCTTGGTCATAACTGCTGTGGTTATCATTAAGTTAACTCATAATATGTATGAATTATAGCACTTATGCAAATACTTGACAAGGTATCTAAACTTCGATAGAATACCTTTGTTGGGTTTGAAGGTCAAGGCTTAGCTACTCTTAAAGATCTTCTCTAAGATCTCTTTGGCATCATTGACATTGGCAATATATCCCATTCTACGATTAATCTTTGATTGATTTGTTCCATCCTTCGTAGATTGACGTATATAAGTCTGATACATCATAATCATTTCAATATCTGAAGACTCAGATAGGGTAAGAACGTCTTCTAAGTTTATAATAAACATGTCCTCTGTGGTTGTTTTTAGCCAAGGTTCTATTTTATAACCAACTACACCAGTTCTACCTTTTATCTCATTTACGATAATTGGATTCGATACTATTAATATCGTCCTGTCTTCCTCTTCAGATGCAGCTACCTTAGCAAAGACTTCTTCGCCTGTTTTTAATTTGAGAGTGCAGTAAAAATCTTCCTCAATCATTTTTTTAGTTGTACCGTGATTATTTCATAGTTAAAATTTTCTTCATTATAGATCTTGATTCTTTCTATTAAATGGTTTAAAGTATAATTTTTTCTTGAGTTGTGAGTACAATCATCAGAAATATCGTAAAGCACTGCTTTTACTTTATTTTTTCCCTTTCTAAGGACTCGTCCAATTGATTGTAGATTTCTAATACGTGATTTGCTTGGAGATGCGAAGATAACATTATGGAGATTTTTAATATTGATACCAGTAGAAAAAGTTCCATAGGAAGCAACAATAATTGCGTTGTTTTCCCTTTCCGTAATTTCTCTAACTAATTCTCTTTCTTCAGTATCAACTCCACCATGAATAAAAAATACTTTACGATCACCTCGCTTGATATTATTTATCTTTTCATATAAGATTGCTCCGTGTGCTTCTACGCGAGAAAACAAAACAAGAGTATTTCCTTTTAAATCCAAAGAAAGATTAGTTATAAATTTATTTCTTTGATCGTGTGAAATTAGATATTGAATTTCATCCTCATATGTTTCAAACTTTTGTGGCGAGTGTTTGAGAACAAGACAACGAATATCTAATTGGGAAATGTGACCTTGTTGCATCAACTCATAAGTTCTTGTTACCTTATATGATGGTCCAAAGAGTCCTTCAAGAACCCATTTGTGAGTTTGAGTTCCATCAAGAGTACCTGTGAATCCAAAACGATATTTTGCATGATGAAGTTTTGACATAATCTCAATAAGAGATTTGCTTTTAAAAAGATGAGCCTCATCTCCTATAACTACTCTATAGTCTTCAAAGAACGAACGTTCAAGTTTATAGATAGATTGCCAGGTAGTAATAGTTACAGAATGTTCGTTTGTTTTTTCCCTACCCGAATAAATCTTGTGACAATATGACTCAGCATCCCAACCATAATCTTCAAAATCCTTGTACATCTGCTCTACAAGAGATGTCGTTGGAACAACTAAAAGAATTTTTTGTCCTTTATCTACGTAATACCTTACAAGGGAGTAAATCATTAAGGATTTACCTGAGGCTGTGGGTGATATCAATAATTTTCTATTATGTCTTAGAGCATCGTATACTCCCTCCACTTGATACTCTCGTGGAGAATGAGTACAAATAGATTTCATATAATCTTTCACACCTTCATATGAAATGCCTTCATTTATTTCAAAAGGCAATCCATAAAATTTGTTTTCTTTAAATTCATACGTGTAGTTATGCAGTTTCAGTTTGTCGATAATTTTATCCAACAAACCAGCATAGATTTCTCCAGTATGAGTACTTAACAAACGAATCTTGCCGTCCCAGTGTCTGCTCCTATACTGGGACATAAATTTTGCAGATTCGACTTCAAATGTAAAATATGGTTGAAGTTCGTATAAAATATGAGATTCGCAATGTAGTTTAATGTAAATCTCATTCTTCTTTTCAATGATTACGTCACTCATAACATTATGATTGCTATGAGTATTTATTTACCCCAATCCAGCGTTAAATCTCATAAACTCAATAGCATTTTTGATCTGAAACGTTCTGTTCTGAATCATCTTCAAAATACTTTCAATATAAGTAAGCATTGTGTCGTAATAATCAATCTTCAAGCAAACTGTTGAAAGTTTTTCGTCTGCATCAAGATACTTTTGCATTGTATCCTTATCGCGAATCTTTTTGGGAAAGGGATTTTCTACATATACTTCTGGATCTGATTTGCCAGAATAATATTCATATCTTTCATGTCTGATATTCCTTTTTTGTTGCTCTGCTTTTTTTCTTAGTAGAAAAATAGTATTATATAATTCAAAATATTTTGCATGAAGAGTTGGAATATTTGTTGATTCTGTGTGAAGATTATCCATATCAATTTTAGAATCTTGCTCCCACATCTTTTGAATCATATCAAGGTCTAAACTCATAAAGGATTGCCGCCAAGATCTACTATATTATAAATAGTATACTTGAAACTTACGTCTGCTGTAAAGTATTGTATGTCCGTCTGTGTTGCATCAAAATCTAAAGTTCCTAAAGAATACGGAAATAAATCTTTAAAAACGATTTGGAAGTTTGGTATTGATGAACTTGTTAAAACCTGAAGAGTTCCGTCGGAGTATAAACCCAATTGCTTTTGTGCTTCTATTTTTGGGGTAATATATCCCGTTTGCTGAAAATCATAAATTTGCTCTAGACTTTCTGGATATCCCAAACCTCTTATCCAGTTTTGAATTTCCATATAATTCTCAAGATTCTCATCTACAAGAAATCTTAAGTTTAAATCGCCAAAAACAATTTTATCTCCAGGAGTATCAATATCTTTAAGATATGATGGTTGGATTGCAACACCAAGATTTAAATCTGGAATATTTGCTGAGTTGCAAAAAAATGCAACCTTAGGTGTTCTTTTTAAGGTAAATTTAAATCCTGTTGGGGATAAAAAATTTCTATTTTCAGGTTGTCCGGCGACCATGACATTTTTTAAATATTTAGATAAAAAAAAGGTCCCAATTTGGGACCTCTGAAAATATGTGAGAAAGACTCACATGAGGTTTCTAACCGCAACTCTACGATAGTAGCGGTTCTGGTTAACATTGAGTCCACCAAGACCTTGATTAGTACCCTCAGCGAATGGGTTTGCAACCATTCCATAACGGGTCTTAAATCCGATCTTAGGCTGGAAGCTGTTCTCACCAACGGCACGAACCATTTGGAGAGGAACATAAGGACAATAGAAGAGTCCAGCGTCATAAGGTGAAGAACCCTTATAACCGACAACATAGTACTGGTTGCCTGGGGTTGCGTTAGCAGAGGTCAGGTTAGCAGCATATGGATCGATGTAAACGCGGAACTTGCCCATTAGAGTACCGGCAAAAGTATTGCCGGTGTCGTCTACCTGGAGGTTAGCGTTCAGTGCAGGGGTATAGTCAAGAACACCAGCCATGGTCAGTGCTGAAGCAACGTCAGCAGAGCATAGGATGATGTTGCCCTTTCCACGACGAGTTCTTTGTGCGATTGCGTTAGCATCACGCTCGATTTGGAAGAGGAGACCCTTGAACTTCTCAACAGACCAACGACCGTTGGAGTCAACGTCGAGGTCGAAGATACCAGGAGTTGCAACGTTTTGTACAGCACCTTGCTCAGCAACCTTATAGATGGTACGAATAACTTCGCGGTTGATTTCAGCAAGAATCTCAGTTGAGAGAATATTTGCTAGTTCCGCTTCAGCATTCAGACCGTGGATTGCCTTGAGGTCTTGAGCAAGCTCAAGTGAGTACTCAGCTTTCAGTGCGCGTGACTTTGCAGTAACGGTGACTTTCTCGATTGAGAATGCCATCTGGTTGAAAGCATCTGCACCAGTACCATCAAGGTTCTCTGCAGAGTCGGTACGCATACCCTGACCAACGTTATAGCCAGTCGAAGCAGCAGTACCTACAGGATTTAGGACTGAAGGATTGGTTCCACCTTGTGCGGTAGTACCCATACCAGCAGCAGTATCACTAAATCCATTAGCGTCATCGCGACCAGCGGGTTGACCTGAGAATGCAGAATCTACTTCGTTGAAGAAGGTCTCAGCACCACTCTGGTTCTGATAACGCGAACGCATTGCGAAAATGAGTCCAGTAGGACCGCTCATTGGTTGAACGCCTGCGATATCATAGGCGATCAGGTTAGGCATCGAACGACGGATCAGTGAGATCAGTACGGGATCGAAACCTGCGGTAGGGCCACCAGCAGCGGCACCACCACTAAAACCAGCATTAGCACCTGAACCAGTGCTCATTGTTGGTGCTTCCATCAGGTTGGTAATACCACCTGTACTGAATGCTGATTCTTCTCTTAAAAATCTTTCTTGGTTTTCGAGCAGGACTGCGGTTACCGCTTTACGATGCGAATCTTTGATTGAATCAAGACCCTCATAGTTGAGAAGAGGTGCCCACTTTTCCTGCAGATGCTCGGATTGGAACATTTGCTTTTTACCTTTTACTAAGTGTTTGTTTTTGTGTTTGAATTATATTAAATTCAATTATTTGCGGAATGCTGAAAGAGTCTTCAGATAAGCAGCCATTGGTCCGGAAATTGCTTCCATCGAATTGTCTACACCTTCAGACAGAGTTTCAGTTCTTGCAGATGGAGAAACTACTCTTGAAGGAAAATATGATTCCTTTAAAGTCTCCAGTTTTTCACGATATTCTTCTTCACTTTCAAACTCAACACTTTCGGCAAGTGAAGCGAGCTTGTCTTTCTGAGTGTCTGCAAGACCATCAGAGACCTGTTCAAAAATTCCATCGGCAACCGACTCTGCGAGACGCTTGTTTAGGGAAACATTCTTATCAATTTGCTCGTTGAGTTTTGTCTCCATTTCATCAAGTTTTTCTACCATGCTCTCAAGCACATCATATTTATCTTCAGGGATTGAAACATAATGATCTTCAAAAAGACCCTTCATTCCTTGGAGGAATGATTCGGTCATTTCGGTCTTAAGACCTTGTTCGATAATTAGTGCATTTTCTTGAATCCATTCATCAGCAACATATTCAAGATATGCATCTACACGCTCAGAAAGAATAGATTTAATTTCTTCTACTTCTTCCGCAAGAGCAATAGAATACTGCTCCTCAAGGGATTCTTTAATATCATATACTTTAGAACGAAGAGCAGCTTCAAAAATAGTGCGTGCTTTTTCTTGGAACTCTTCGGAAAGTTCTTCACCTTCTAGAAGAGCATTAACATCTTCTTCAATATCAAAGTTTTCTTTGACTTCCTCTTCATCCTCATCTTCTTCATCTTCTTCATCTTCGTCTTCTTCACCTTTCTTTTCTTTTTTCTTAGGTGATTCTTCTTCAGATTCTTCAATTACTTCTTCATCTTCAAGATATTCATCTTCATCAATTAGATCTTCATCATCAAGATCTTCTTCTTCTTTAACTGATTTCATTGCTTCAGCGGATTTAGCGCCCTTATTCACAACATCTTTAACTTGCTTAAGAGTTGCTCCAGGCGTTTTTAATTTTGCCGAATCATCATCAGTCTTATAGTTCTCGGGAGTAGGTCCCCCAAGATCTTCCCATCCACCAGTTTGTCCTGGGGTAGAACCTGATAAATGTGGCATAGCATCCGCTGCTTTGGCATTTGCATTAACAGCGGTTTTGGATTGCTTAGTGCCTACTTCCATTTCTTGTAAATCTCCACGAGACATTTGAACTCTCCGTTTAACCTTACGTTATAAACTATATTTATTTATACTTTAATAAATTACAGGGAGTTTAAAAACTCATTGAACAGAGATAACTTATAATCTTCTAATAATTTTTGATCTACCAAGTTGTTAATTTTATTTTTTGTATTTTCAATTAGCCAGTTATTTCTTGATGCATCATAAATCCATTCAACACCTTCCATAATTCCTTGAACAAATGCATCTGGTGCAGAAGGATCTGCAACAATATCAGCAGCAGTTGCTAACATAAAATCTTCACCAACTTCTTTATATCCATTATTATTTTCTCTTAGAGAACCAATACCACGAGAAGAAACGCCAAGACATACACCAGAATTTAAAAGAGATTCTGCAATCTTTCCCATAGGAGTAGAAAGAATCTGTGCCTTTCCTATGAAGTTTTTACCTTCACAAGTTAGAGAAGTTATTTTATGAGAAACTCTATCTAAATTTACTGTTGGACCATCTGGATGTCCAAGTTCTCCAAGAGCTCTTCCTTTTTGAACATAGTTTTCATTATAACGCTTCACTTCTCTTTCCATAATTTGAAATGGATAAAGTCTTCCATTGCGATTTACGCACTCACTTTGCAAAAATACTCCCTGAATATAAAGAGTCTTTTTACCATTTACAGTTTCAGTAAGAACTTGTACTGATTCTATTTCTTCTGTGATGAGTTTCATTATGCTTGTCCTGTGATTTGTACTTGTTGGAAATAAATTGTTCCTGAACCGACCCCATAAGCGGAAATCTTATTAGAAATAATCACTGAGGCATCTGCTGAGGAGAATGCAGTTACAATTCCACTTGAATTGTAATTCACAGTCATTCTGGTTTGATAATATCCATTAACACCTGCAGAAGTATCAACTGATAAAACTTGCTGATTTGTAAAGTTGTAATATGACTGCCCTGATGCGGTTAGAGTTACATAATCACCAACTCCAAATGGAAC